GCATTGCCACACGGATTGGCTCTGGAATGGTTGCCCTTGAGTCACCGTACCCCGCAACATATAGCACTTCGATTCCATTTGCGTTTCTCAAATCAGTAGGCCAAGTCCCGCCATCACGCAAAACAATCCGCGCTGGCTCTCTTACCGTGTCAACGAAATAATTGCTGGTCGCAAGTGTGGTTGCAGTGTTGTCATCTGCAAATGATTTGATGCTGGTAACAGACTGCACTGGTGAGCGAGGCAACTCAATGTAATTGACCCTTGGCGTATCTGAATACCCTGTGTAGAAACCTTCTTTCAACGGAACGTCAACCTCACCAATCGCATCCAAAGAAAGTGTAAATGTGGTGGTCAAAAGAGTTCTGTTTGTGTAATCCTCTGCCCAAAACCTTGCGGCTTGGATAAGATTATCAATTAAGGTTGTGTCAACACCAGAATCAATCCGCAAATATGATATGGTTTCAGCAGAGTCAAGCGGCTCATTGGCTGGGGCAGTTGTAATTGTTAAGCCACTCATATCAATCTCCTAATCTGCATCTTCTATGGTTAGTTCACCAGCGTCAACTTGGCGCAAAACTTCTGCGTAATGACGATTATATGGGTCAGTTGGAACATACATTTCAACGCCATCAATTATGCACTTTAAAACACTGGTATCATTTCCATCCCGTGTGTCATTGGGTTGATATTTTGCGCTTGTTATCGTCATATTAATCATTTTTATAACTCTGCATCTGCCTTAAATGTGTAAGCTGAAAAACTTGCGTTTGTTAAACCGCCACTTGACCCGTGCCAAAAGTGAAAATTAGTTGTATTCGCCGTCACGTCAGTTGTTCCTAAAAGAGCACCATTAGCGGCAGACCCGCCTGTAAGTGTCGCAGTAGGAGCGGCTCTCATTGTAACTTTATGGGGAAAAGGAAGTTTTGTATTTCTTGTGCCTTCAACTCCTAAAATCCAACTCACCACTTCTTCATGATAATACCTTTGACACCTCGCTAACGTAGTTCCTTTGTCCTCATGATTAAAATCTGACGCTGATGTTCCAATCTCTAACTGCACTCCAGTAAGATAAAAGTTATTGCTAGTGCTATCCATCCAGTTGACTTGGCTACTTGTGTGAAAATGACTTGTGTTAGATGACCAAGTGTCATCAGTTGCATCATCATAATTGGTTCCGCCAGCTAAATTCCAGAAAACATAAAAGCCAATACCGCTATCATTGGCTATAGCACCACTAGATGCTTTGATATTAGAATCAGGTGTTATTATAATGCTTTTTCTTTCCCAAGTATCTGCGCTAGCTATTGTGTAACTTTTGCTAAATAGATATGAGGTAGCATCAGCTTTATAAATAGTAATGCTATATGAACCAGTTTTGTTAGAACGAACATAGAAAGATAGCGTTACAGTTTTTGCATCATTTGTGCCATATACTAAACTTTGAAGATTTTGTGCTTCTATCTGTTGGCTTATTTGTGCATATTGAGCCGCCGCCAAACTTGTGTCAGCAGTTGTTACTTGTGCTTTCAAAGATGTAGTAAAGCCAGAAGGCGCAGTCGTTGATTGTTCAACTGTGTATGCACCATCAGTATCTTCCCATGCCTTGAACCTATCAATGCTAGGATAATTAGCGGCGGCAGCTACAGCACTTGTTCCCCTGACGGAAACCTGCATTGCGCCGTTAATTATAAGATTCCGAACGCCGCCACCTTTGCCGCGCATATTTGCCATGTCTCTAGTGATGCCCATTACTTAACTCCCAATGGCATTTGCATCATCCCGCGCCTTGCGGTTTTTGTAATCTGAACGAGACGTTACAAGCGCAACGAAATCCGCTTGGTTTGATGGAATGCTGTCAGTGAAGCTCTCATCATTCATTAACTTTGTTGTCCATTCCTGTTGCATCCGCTTCCAGCAATTATTAATTTTGCCGTCGACGGCCGCTTGAATCCACACATCAAGACCAGCGTTATCACTGTCATTATACAAATCGTTTGATAATATCTTTTGCTGTACATCGGTTAGTGTGATTGTTTTCGTATGATTTGCCATTTTAAATTCCTCAACTCAGTAAAATGCCTTGTATATAAGTCAATCCTGAATTACTCACTATCGTTGCGTGATTATTGGTTCCTGAATATTGTTGATATTGTAGGTAGGCTTCATCGTTGGCATCTAAATCAACAATCGCTATGTTATGTGGGGCTGAATATGTTTCATCTGCTGTAGGTTTGTAAATCTGGTCATACGCTCTATTGCTTGTGTATATTCTGTAATAATAATAAGTTGCACCCGAATCAGAACTATCTAATCTAAAACCCCATTTAATTAAATATTTACCCGTGACAGGTGCAGTGAATTTATAGGTGCTTGTATTATAGTTTGAACCGTTATCATATAATTCAGTGTTAGCGGCAAATGTGCTTAAACTGGTAGAATTACTCACTGCGATATTTGCATCAGGGTAAGCATAAAACGATGGCTGGCTAGACATTGTTACGCGATTACTACTATCAATATTTATTGCAGTGCCGCTTGTGCTTGCGCTAACAACCCCTGCCGCACCAGCCCCAGAACCTGTGACGGTCAAATCACCATTAATGGTTATACCGCCATTGAATGTACCGCCTGTTGATGCGCTTACTGCATCAGCTACGTTAAACATATCATAAACAGTGACTTGCAAAACATCGCCAGATGACATTTCGGCAAGACCACCGATAGTGTTTGCTGTAGTTGTGTTGTATTCAGTCTTGGCAAGCGTGATGCCATTCAAGATAACATCTACATATTCACCATCATCAAATCTTAATGTGGCATTGCTATCATCCGCGCCAGAAACAGCCGTTGCTCCTGTGATGGGAATCGTAAAAATAAATCTTTGCCTGATGGCTTTTTGTGAGCTTCTACCAAGGTAAGGCATTAGTCCGCATCCTCTGTTGGTTTCTCAGGCCAGTCTACATCATCAAGTGATGTTGCCGTTTTTGTAATGTCTCTCAATGCTTGGCGGTAGTCAATCTGTGCTTGCGTCATGGTGCGGTCAGACAAAGCCCAATAATCTGTATCACTTAATTTCATATTTCTTGTTGTCCTGAGATGCTCTAGTTTTTGTTTTGTTGTAAGTGCCATCTCAATCACCCGTTATCATAAACCAAAACATACCCACCAGCACCAGCCGCACCAGTGGCAGTATCACCGCCATATGTTGTAGTACCAGCGGTTCCACCAGCACCAACCGTCACGTCATAAGTTGTCTGACCAGAAACAACATCTACTTCAACAATGACCATCCCACCATGCGGTGCTTGTCTAGGCTGTGCAGAATAGCCACTTGAAACTGTCGCACCACTACCCCCACCAGCAGACCCTCCACCAGTTATGACTAATCCACCAGTCGCAGTTCCACCAGAATGAGAACGAGCAACATCTGAATAGCTAGTTGAGCCATCAACAGTAAGTGCTCCTTGACCGCCAGTGGCAGTGTATGTCACAGAATTATACACCACTGTGCTATCACCACCATTGCCACCAGCCGCTAAAAAAGATGCCGCCCCGCCACCGCCTGCACCCGCTATTACAAACAATAACTTATCCGCATTGGTAGGAATTGTATTTGATGAGCTATTAGCAGAATACGTTGTGATATTACTGAAGCCTTTGCTTACTGCACCAGAAGCTAAAGAGCCAGCTTGTATCTTAGATAGTGCCATATCAGTTTACCTCATCAGGCCAATCAGATATCGGGGCTTTGCCTGTCACTTTTCCATCGCTATCTTTTGGTTGTTCAAATAATGCCATAAATGCAGTCAAATCTCCAGCCCCATCTATTTTGCCTTCTATTGTCGTGCTGGCTTCCCTGACCGCCGCCCTATAGGTTGAATATTTAGAGGCTAGAGCTTTACTGCTATCTTCTTGCAGACGTATCACCATCCAATCAGTAGGCTCTAACAAACTTTTTGCCTGTGCCTTGATGGTATTTTTCCAAATGCTTTTCAAACCCAAAGAAATAAGTTGATCACCTTTCGCATCCACAATCTTGTTACCATCACTATCAACTTGCGGCACATCATCAAGATTTTTTGGGATATCAGCACTCCAATAAAACCTGTTATCAAATGATTTTGGCTCCTCCTGCCATATCATTCCAATAGATTTTTTGTAGTCATCTGACCACGTTGCAGACCAGTTTGATGGATGCGTGACACCGTTACTATCAACAAATGATTTACCCGCTTTGATTATTTTGCCGTTATATGTCCAAGGCATTTTTGCCTCCTACCTTGCTGATGCTGTCTTGAAAGGTGATTCTGCAAACGCTATAAAAATATTTGTCTTGCCGCTTCCGTTAAAATTATTTGATGTACCCCTCAACTTGAAACCATTTGATACAATATCAAAGCCACCCCCACCAGCGGAATATTCATTTGTCGGGCTGTTTGGCGAAAGAATTGAGTTTGTTTCATTGTAACCTAGCCTTTTGTTATCAATAAGTGTCCAAAATTCTGAATCATTAATATTTTTTATGAGAATCCATGCTGGCCTGAATCCTGTGAAAACAAAACTTCCGTTCACCAGCCCATTCCCCGTGAAACTTGAAACAAGACTGAAGCCCTCAACACTGTGAAACGCATAGAATAAACAATCATTTGTATTTACTGCGAGGCTTGATTGACGAATTCCTATTTTCGTTGAATCAGAACTAAAGAACGCCGTGGTTGCATTGTACTGTGCATTTGGTTCCTCTAATCGCAAATAATATTGAGTGCTTGCTAAATCCTTGTGATAGACAAACCAATAGCTTGCCGCACTTCTGTTCTTCCAGATTACCATCTCTGGCGCACTGCTAAGTCCATGCCCAGTTGTGACAACGCTTGATGCACCATTTGATTGGAATATCCCTACGCTAAAACCTGTTGATGTATTTGCGGATACAGTTGACTGCAAAGTGCCTTTCAAATTTGTTGACCCATGCGTGGTGTTCGTGTTTACCTGACCGCCCATGCCGCTGTGATAATGGCAGAAGTAATACAGAGTAGGCGCAGATGCCGCCACAACAATTATCAATTTGCGACTTGTTGCAGAGCTAAATCCTGACACAAAATTTGACTCCGTGACACTTGAGCCATCTAATTCATAAGTTACCCCTGTGCTATATGTTGAACCACCGCCATGACTTCCATTTGCCGTTGTAGATAGCTTCATAGGGTGCGAACTCATTGAGCTATCTGATTGGTCAAACGTATATGTGCCGCCTTCCTGTAAATTTAGGGTCAATGCGCTGGTTCCAAAATCATCAAATCTATATTTGTTGCCGCTATCTGATACAACCTTCACAACGTATGTCTGTGATGGAGAGTCACCGCCAGCCACCCAATTCCAAGCAACGTAATTATTGCTTGATGTGTTCATTGAATAATCATTAGCGGAAACTGGAACATCAATGGTGTTATCTGTATTAAAATTAAATGCGCTAAAGCTGTATTCATCAACATTTTGGTTTGAGTTCATAAACCTATCACCCGCAACCGTATTGCCTAAACTAAAATGTCCTGAGCTACTGGTTCTGCTTTTAACCCAGACAAAATCTGGATTCAATGTTTCAATATCAACACTTTGAGAAGCGTTGTTATCACCAACATACAAAACTGTGTTGAATTGTGCTGTTGGATCTTCTATCGCTGGTGTAGGTAAATTTTGAGCGCATAACGATAAAAAGTTAGAAGGGGGGGCGTACTTGAAATCACCTATGCCGTTGCTATCTGCGTTTCCCCCAGCTGTGAGTACTCCTGCGAAAGAAGAGTCCTGACCACAGTTAAGCGTTACCTCTTCATAACCAGCTGAATTTCCAACAACTCGTGTCCAAATTTTGTAACCATAGTCAGAATATGAGTCTACCGTTGCCGCTGGGTTTGTGCCGTTGGCTGGATCTCCACTGCCGCCCCATGTATTGTTTATGCCAAACCAAACTTTACCAGTATCAGCATCATATGCGACTTGAAAAACATCATCATCACTAATCGCTCCCTGCCAAGAAGAAGTGGATGAGCCATTGACAGAAAGATCACCGTTATAGAGTACATGGTAAGAATAATCACCAGCACTCAGCCCAGTGTTCCCAGTTGAAATTTGACCGACGAATTTATCTTCTCGTATAATCCCTAAACGACAATCATTTCTTGCAAGTGTTCTACATATTTCAAAATACCACTTTCCAGAACGCATAGTGATTGATCCGCCCACAGTTTTTGCGGCATCTGTGCTTACAGCATCACCCACCAATAAATTGCCTTCTCTAAGATAAGTGTAATTACTAGGCGCATTGGCATCTAAATCATTATAAGTACACCAATTGTTTGTGGGATTATCTAAAACGACATCTGTTGCCGCAAGGCCACTAACAGTAGTAAAGTCGTTGCCCTTCCCACTTGTGTCATCGCCCAAAGAGGAGCTATCTTCAAAAGTCAACCTGAAGCCATTTGTTCCAAATGAACCGTTATAGAGTTTAGGTTGAAATAAATTATTTACTGTTTCAGTGAATGATGATGGTTCAAGGGCTTGACCATCAACGAAATACACATCTGCCATGTAGCCGCCAAAAGGCAAACTTGAACTATTTGGTTCATAAACACCAAGTGCAATTCCTTTGCCATTTTGATTCCAAAAACTATCGTAGTCTTCTAAAGGCTGTGTTTCTGTTGAAAATGAAGTTATTCTAACGCCATTAACATATAATCTTATTCTGTCAGCTTGGGTTGTATTTTCTGTATCGTAAACCGCAACAATGTTATACCAAGCAGAAGCATCCCTAAAAACTTGTGTTGTCACTAATTGATAATATGTGCTTCCAATCGCACTATAAAAATTTAGGGTATCGTCATTTAAAAATTGCAATCCACCCTGATTAGCTCCATCATCACCTGTATTTACTAACAGTTGTTGTGACGCAAGTTTTGCTCTTTTCACCCATAATGAAATAGTAAATGTTCTTCTATTACCAGCAGCAGTTGATTTTGTTAAGTAAGCAGGACTACTATCTTCAAACCGCAAGGATTGGT